GATACTATAGAAAAATTAAAAGAAGAAATCAAACATGAGCAGAATATTATAAAGCAACAATCAGATTTTATCCCGCGTTGTGAAGAGCTACTTGATAACTATTGGAGCCTTGACACAGAATCCAAGAATAAAATGCTTAAGAGTTTGATTGAAAAGGTTACATACTCAAAAGATACCAAAAACGCTTATGGGAAAGGAAACGAGATTGGTTTCCAGCTAGACATTTTCCCAAAAATCCAGAAGAATAATTAATGATATCTTCTATGAGCTGACGAACTGGCACATTAATGTTATCAGTAATTATAAAAAGAAAGTCCCGGGGAATTAACCCCGGGATATTTTTTACTGTTTCTTAATATATTTTGCAGATACAAAGCCATAATACTTTCCTGCAATACGAATATAATACCATTTGCTGCCGTTTTTATCTTTCTGTGTATAATTCATAACTTCTACTTCGTTGCCCTGGTTAAGAGTTGGGTATTTTTTGATGTTCGGGTACTCAGTTCCAGCCCAGGTACGCACATTAAGCACAGTGGCGGTTACATTCCCCTTGAAAAGCACCTGTGTCTTATCCTGTTTTCCTGTAATGGTAGCGGATGTGGAGCCACCCTCCTTTTCCAGGTATCCAGTCCAGATCCAGCCAATGCCGATACCGGAAACTTTTACATGTGTCCACTTTCCGCTTGTCTTTCCGTCAATTTCAACAACGGTTCCTTTATTGATTGAACCCATAACGTAACCATTCGGTGTCTCGCGGACATACAAATCATTCACTGTTGCCACTCTGGTTCCAGTCTTTTTCCATGTGGCTGTCTCTTCGTAAGACCCCCAGTCAATCCAAACATATCCATCAATGGAAGAATCACTGATTAAATAGGACTTATTTCGGACTGCACCGCCATTTGCTACTACTCCAGCTGCACTAGAAGTATTTCCTTCATTTGTATAGATTCTCGAGCTATCAAAACTCTGCACACTTCCAACATGGGAGCCATTGCGGAAGATTACAAGTGCTCCGACTTTTGGCTTGCTGTGCCAAGTTCCGTTTGTTTTAGCATGATTAGTGATTGATACGCAATTGTAAAATCCTCCACCCATAATCTGTAAGGCTTTTGTGATTCCTAGGATTTTCACCAATTTCCAAAACTGATATTCCGCACACCACGGCTGTCCCTGGCATCCTGGCTGTCCCCAGGAATTTACATCGCGGGCGAATTTGGTGTAATTGTTATATCCTGCATTTTTCTTAAAATCATCCAGATAGGCATTACTTTTCTTTTCAAGATATCCGCCGTTTGATGCGTAATAATCACCAAGGTTTAAAAATTCCTGTAATTTGCTCATTATATCATTCCTTTCATATTGATAAGTACATGATACGACGAGCAATTGTGAATTTCAGCCCCACATTTTTACACAATATACCTACCATGATTAAATTCTCTGTCATAATGACACCACCTCCTTGCCACATGTATAATTGGTATTATGGTAAGGAAGCTACTTTTTCCCATAAGCTCCAGCAAATAAAATAGTGAAAGCTCAATAAGTCTTTGTAAAGTGATTTCTGGTAAAAATACATTTTCTTCGGAATTAAAAGGAAAATCACACAAAGCTATTTTTGGATTCTTTCATGAACCATCCGACAATCCTTTTTCTTTTGGAAGTGGGTATTTTATTGCTTTTCAAGCAACATATCTACAAGAAGCCAACAATTTTGTTGTTATTGGGGTTAGCCTCACTGGAATAATTGAAAATAAACCTGTTAGGTTAGAATGATGAAAGTCATAAAATTACATGATCTTTGTACAAATCTTTTTTTTCATATCGAACAACGAGGGAATTATTTGGCTGGATTATTAACTCCAATAGTATTTAACCTTAATTATGAAGCAGACAGATATGTTATAACTTGACGAATTACCCAGTCATTTTTTATCTCAGTGTTATTATTAAAAAGTGATATGATTTTCTTTGTTTTGTCAATATTCACAAGCATAGGTGTCCCTTTTTGCGTGATGTAATTAAGTATTATATTCTGTTCAGGAAGATAACTATCTGGAACATTGGCTATCGTAACAAAAGAATTACTCGCTAACATTTGTTTCGCTTCTATATTAAAATAAATGCTTGCAGTCCGTCCTGTTTTATAAAAACCAATCGTAGCTGTAGTGCCATAAATGATATCATCAGTTGATTCTGGATTTATAAAATTTTTTTTCATTTGTGAGTCACTATTTAGTTGGTTGAGCGCACCCACAATTGTTTTATTGCTAGTCTGCAATTCAGAAATGGTAGCCTCATTTAATTTCTTAGCTACCCACTTCCAGAAAGTACCAAAAAGGAGTTTTTTATTCTTTCCATCTGCAGAATCACGAACCATCACTTCGTCTGCGTCTACTGGTGTTGCTGTTTTTTCGGTGTAGTTGTTCCAATTGTTATTTGCCATAGTCTTATACCTCCGTTGAAATATGTTGTTTGATAAGTTGTTTCAATTCTTCTAGCTCCGCTTTCACGGAATCAAGCTCAGATTGTATATCTTTGACTTTCTCATGCTCGTTCTTCAACATGGCGAACATACAGGGAATCATAATACGGTAGTTCCAGTTCTCAGCACGTCCTTTTTCGTCATGGTCAACGGCAATCGGGAACCTGCGGTCAATATCCTCTGCAATGAACATTGGCATTTCTTTTCCACACCGTTCGTCTTGCTCCATAAGATATCCATCTTTGTATTTCGCCCAGATTACCTTGACTCTATATAGGTCTTCCAGTTCGTCTTCTTTTACTGTTTTCCCGAGTACTTTATAATGCATAGAGGATGATGCAATTGTTCCGACATCTCCATTTCCATTCTTTCCTAAGTTACTACCAGTTATAAGCTTAGGCATTTCTGGCACATTGAGAGTCAGAGAACTGCTTCCGGTTGTCTCAACTTTCATTCTGGATACAGTCTTCAGAAGAAGACCAGCTTGTTTACTCTCCAAAACAGTCCAATATCCATCAGAGTATTGCGCGGACAAATCGAGAAGCCCATGAACAAGGGGTGAATCGTAACCAGCTGTAGCTACAGACTCATTTATCTGGAACCACTCTTTTCCCTTGAAGTTTTTAAACCCAACCGAGTTATCTATTTGGGTTATTATATTTCCATTCGCGTCATACACCTCAAAGGTGCCATATCCATTATTCGGACCGCCAAGCTTCAATGTTCCTCCTTTTGCATAGGTGAACGAAAAATATAACTGGTTGCCCTCTTTATAAACTCCTTTAACGGAACCATTATTTGTAAGAAGATCAAATATCTCTTCGTGGGTAAGTGCGTCCACATCTATCACTACAGGGACAGATTGCATATCCAGCTGATTTGTAGTTCCATCTGCTGCATACAGGATAAATCTAACAGACACAATGCTTCTATCCAGTGAGCTAACAGTATAACTTTTACTCGGCTCATTTACAGTTGAAACCAATACGTTTGTAAATGTAGAGCCATCCGTGGAAGTTTGCACATACCATCTACCAGAATATGCCGTTCTTGTAGCACTGTCACCATCTCGATAATAAGCTTTTGCCGTAATTGTACTTGGTACAACCTTGTCATTCTGACCTCGTTTTAGGATATTAGATGAAAGCTCGATAAAATATGTCCTGCCAGGTACACCTTGTTCTCCTTTATCGCCCTGTTCACCTTTTATCTTCGTCCAGCTATATTTTGTCGGGTCAATGGAATCATCCGGCGTGTCGTAATCAGTATATTGGCCAATATACTGCTTTCCGGCACTGACAACTACATCAAAGCCAGTTTTTCCGTCAGCACTATTCGCATAAGCTATGTGGAAATATGGCGTCTTTCCGTCCGCACCTGCTTTTCCAGGGATGCCTTGTGCGCCATTCGCGCCTTTTACAAGTGTCCACGCGTAATCATCTGGATTAGTACTATCTTGCTCGGTAAAATCCGCATACATACCGATATACTCACGATTACTGTCCGACACAGAGAAATCTGTTTTTCCATCCGCAGAATTCGCATAGGCAATGTGTGTATAGCTTGTTTTTCCATCTTTTCCGTCTGCTCCATCCTTGCCATCAGAACCGTTTTCCCCATCAGCGCCTTTGTATCGGGTCCATGTATAATCAGCCGGATCATCACTTTCCGTTGGTGTTTCCTTATTATTTGCAATTCCGATATACGCAACATATTCTGGCTCCAGATAGATTGGATTTCCTACAGTATCACATATTGTATTCCCATCTGTATCAATCCATGGAACAGTATCTGGGTTATCTGACATATCTTCGCCGTTTGGCATAGAAGCGTATTTAATCCAGGTATATCCATTCTTTCCGGGCTGTCCATCATCCCCGCGAAATTTCGCCCAGGTATAGGCAGCTGGATCCGTGCTGTCATCCTGTAAATAATCTGTGTAAGTACCAATATAAATATCTGGTGTCTTTGTCATCTGTCCAGATGTTGGATTTTCTACCGGAGCATATTTAATATGCAAATACGGCGTTTTACCATCCGCCCCGGGAGTTCCAGGAATTCCTTGTTCTCCTCTCGGTCCTTGTGGGCCTTGAATACCTTGTTCTCCTTGTGGTCCCGGTATGCCTTGGTCTCCTTTTGGTCCCTGGAGACCGTCAACACCATTTGTACCATTTTTCCCAGCATAAATTTTAGCCAGCGAAAATCTTTTAACTACTGATAAAACACTGATATATGTTGCTTTGATGTCTACCCATCCATCGTCAGTGGATAATGCTGTTACTGTGTATGTCTTGGTCGCATTATTCCAGGATCCTGTTACGCTATCTGATTTGATAATTGTAAATTTACAATCAGATGTAATATCCTGCGTTCCGTACATCACGACTGCCTGCGTACTCACATTGCCTGGAAATGTTCCGTAATTTCCGTCAGAATCAACAGAAATGCCCTGGTATTCGTTGCTCAACTGCAATGTCATATTCTTTGCAAGAGCTGCCGCTTCCTGCGCGGATTTAGCTGCCGCTAAAGCATCCTCGGAATCCTGTAATGCTTTTGTTACGTCCGTGTCTTTTAATCTTTCCCAGTAATACCCTTTTCCATCATTGCGGAATCTGTAAGCATGGCTGTCTCCATCATAATACAGATCACCTACATGCTTACTCATTTCTGTATCAGTTAGCCACTCGTTTGCCGGGTAATTGCTAAGTGTAGGTGCAGGAGTCCCGGTCCAGGTATTGATATTTCCGTCAATCTGACCTTGCATACTGTTTAACAGTCCGTCCAAATGTGATGCACCGATTCGCACGGATGCGCCGTCAATTACAATCTGGTTATTATCAATATCGGCTGAGAAAATAATCTTTCCGTTTGTGTCACGAACGACTAACGCGCCGGCATTAATATAACTTGCATTGATTCCCTCTGCATACAGAAGCCTTGCAATAAGCTCTCCATTAATATTTAATCCATAAGGATATGTCTTTCCTCCATCCATGGAAATGCCGATTGCTTCTGCCGTAAACTTCCATACAATATCAGATTCTTCCAGTGTAGGCTTATTGTGCGCATAATAGATATTGCTACCATCATCCTGTGGCTCTACAGTCATGTATAAACCACCAGAAGTTTTAAGCGTATTATTAAGCCTTTCAACGGCTTTTTCGCGCTCTGTGCGTTCATCCTTAACAAGTTGTCTAGCTTCTACCAGTGCTTTTGTAGCTTCCGACATATATGTGCTGCTATTTCGGATGGGATCATCTGCCTGCGTTTTTACAGTGGTAATGCCATTTAACGGAGATGATACATCAGTAATCGGTGTAAGATATTTATTTCCGTTCCGATCAAAGCTATATGCCATGTCTCCAAACTCTAACAGAGGATTATAAATCAGATCTCCTTGCAGATTTCGGAATTTAGCCCCGACCAGATCGCCACCGATCCATGCCGCTACAGTTCCGAGGTCACTGTCAGACAGAAGATTATTTTCCAACTCCAGAACATATCCAGCAGTTCCAAACAGGGATTCAGATTCTTTGTTTTTTACTCTGATACCAGTAATTACAATATCATCACTGGAAAGTGTAGGACTACTCACGTAATCCTCTAATTTAAACGGAACTAAGGAGCCGTTTTCGACAGCTCCAAAATTCCATTTTATAAACTGCAAATAACCTCTGTTGTCAATTCTGGCGTTTGCTGTCTCTAGCATTGCCGCCCATCCGATCAATTGTCGGAATGTCATATTATCTGGGAGTGCTGTGACAATTACATTTCCATGTGCCATAGAGGAAAACCCCATAGGGATATTCAAACTCTCGCAAGCGTCTCTTACCAGCGCCATAATCGGCTGTGGAAGCGTCAGAGCACTATAATATTTAGCATTGGTTTTGTACATATCATCAAGCGCCGTAAAGCTCAATATTTCACCGTATTGCTCTGGCGTGGTAATTGTATAGACACCCTTATCAATCGTCTCATATCGGTCTTCCGATGCGGCTCTGGAAAGGACTATGATGTTTCCATCAGTATCGAGAATTGGCTCATAAAAATCATTCATCCAAATTGATTCACTGGATGGTTCCGCTACGGAAGTCTGGAGCTTCAAATATGCATGCACTTTAGCTTGATAGAAATTATAATCTTTCCACTGACCCTCTGTATTATCTAATTCAAGCTTCATCGTTTTGCAGACTGTAGCGCCGACTGGAAAACTGCTACTCTCCGCACAATCGGAAAAGTCATTGTTGCCGATCATAATCTCGTTTTCAAGTGTCTTTGTTGTTCCGTCAGCAAAGGTGATCTCCACGATTTCAATTACTTGCTCACCATCCTGCAATTTTTCTTTAAAAGTGTTTGATGCATTAATCAAGTGGATTCACCCCCTGCATATTAAATGATATTTCCGAGTAATACTCTCCCACTCGCTTTACATTGTATTGCATTTTTCCAACATAAAATTTTTCTGATCGCCATTCGTTTTTATGTGCTAACCAATGATGCAAAATAAATGGTTTTCCTTTTATAATCGCATTTACCAGATTAGTTGATTTCTCGTCAACCGGCACATTAGTTGCCTTATAACTGTATTGGATTACTGTAAAAAGTGGAGTTATCAATGCAACTCCTTTTTGAGTTCGGTTACTTCCTTCTGAATAGGTGGTTTCAAAATTACACTGCATATCCTCATCTGGCTGAGGGATGAGAAGCCCATTTATTTTATATCTATCAGTTATTGATTTGCTTATCGAAAATGCCACGTTCTCACCCCCCTATGCCAGTTCAAACGGATTTGTACCGCTTGCATCACGTCTTAACTTTGCTTCGTCAATCATCTCATCAAATATCGTTCTGCGGTTCAATTGCGCTGTGAATCTGTAATTTCCGCCACCGCCCTGATTTCCGCCGGATTCCTCTCTTACAATCTGCCTTAACAGGTCTTCCGGTGTCTCTAAGTTGCGCCCATTCTTCTGATCTCCAAGCACTGCAAGGAACTCTGATCTTGGCGGGATAACGGCACCTTTTGCAAGATATGGAATTGTAGGAACTCTTGGGAAATTAGCCGTAAATCCAATTGTTCTTGAACCAAAAGGAGTTGGAATCTTCCATGGTCCGAATGTAAATGCTGATTCAATGCCGCCGATTGCACTGTTTACAGTTCCAATAGCGCTGTTTGCAATTCCAATTACCTTATTTAAAATATCTCGAATGGTTGTCTTTATCCCCTCAAAAACTTCAACAACTTTGTTCTTTGCAGCTGTAAATTTATCTACAATTGCATTATGGATAGCTTCTACTTTTGTACTCACAAAAGTTGTAACACTACTCCAAATATTTTGAGTTTTAGTTTTAACAGATTCCCAAATATTTGATATTTTTGTCCTTAAATTCGCAAGTAAATTGGAAGCATCCCTAACTAAAACTCTAGTTTTTTCTACAACCCAATCTTTTAACTTTGTTGCCGCATCACAAATTTTGTCCCAGTTTTTATAAAGCAATACTCCGACTGCAATAGCCGCAGAAATAGCAATTGCGAATATTCCTCCAGGCCCAAGGGTTGCCACAAGAGTTTTTATTCCACTCATAATTCCGCCGGCACCAGTGATTAATGTAATTACGTTTTTCCCAATTCCGATAATTTTACTTACTGCTCCAACTATTGTTGTTGCCAACCCAACTATTTTCGAAGCAGCAAAAGCACCAAGTAGTACGGCGCCAAAAGTTTCTACAATACCTTGATGTTTTGATAAAAAATCTAACAATCCAGATACAGCATTGATTACTGTGGGAAGACCTGTCTCAATAATCCATTGGAGAACTGGTAATATTATATTTGCGTAAAGCCACTCGAGCGTACCTCCTATAGTTTTTATTATTGGAGCAAACGTTCCAGTCAAATTACTGATAGATTGTAATAATGGGTAAAAATTAAGATTCTGTGCCCATCTTGCAGTATCGTTTGCAATATTGTTGATAAAAGTTAATATAGCCTGTAATGCATTTGCTATATTCTGAATAATCGTTGTTCCAACTTCATTTTTTTTCCAAGCATCGTCCAAACGGCTTGCAATATTTCCGATTGTAATAAGTACATTTTGTGCGATCTGGAGCATTGTATTTAAAATAGTGGTTCCTGTACCGTTAGTCCACACACTTGCAATACTTCCACCTACGTCCTTTGCGAGCTTTCCAAGGCTTGAAAAAGAATATGTAGCTGCATCAACAGTATTTTTCCCTTCGCTTTTCCAGGCATCTTGAAATGGTTTCCATATTTTTTTTAATAAATCAGCTAGTTTTTTTGCAGATTCACTAATCTTATCAAGAGCATTTTCACCATCTGCCAATTTTCCATAATCCACTGTTCCTACGTTGGCTTTTGGAATGTTATCAAGACCATTTTTAGATCCGCCAGAACCAGATGGAGATGATGATACACTGTCGTTTGATGTGGCTTTATGAATTTCATCCAAAGTTGAAAGATAATCCTTAGAAGCCTTTTGAGCTTTTTTTGTTTCTTTCGCAGTCTCTTTTGTAGCATCTGCCAAATCTTCTGCATTATCAGCAGCCGTTCCATATCCCTCCGCTGTCTCCGCTATATTTGCTCCTGCAATTCCTGCACTAGCAGATCCTGTTGCTCCAGATGATTTTTTACCAGTAATTAATTCCGTGAAAGACTTAAACGCATTGGCTAAAGTTGCCAATTTAGCCAACAATGTATTGATAACCTTTAATACAGGCGAAAAAAGATTAATAAGTCCTTGTCCGATTGTTGCTTTTAAAGATTGTAACTGCAACTGCATAACTCTGACCTGATTCGCCCATGAATCAGATGTGCGGATAAAGTCGCCTGATGCCGCAGATAACTGATCTTGTACAAATTTGAGTCGGAGAGCTACTTTCTCCTGCTCGGTCATGGAGGATGTAGTTTTTCCATAACCATTTGCCAGTGCGTACTGGTCTAGTGCCGACTGGGTCATTACCACGCCGAGATCTTTGAGCGTTTCCGTTTCACCTGTAAACACGGATTTTAGCTTGATATAAGCCAAGTCCTGACTGATGTTATAGAATGATGCTACATCGCCAGTCAGCTGTGTCAGAGCTGTTGACATGTCGTAAGCCTGAGATTCAGAGAATCCGAACGACTTAGACATTGCTCCGAACGTACCAACATACCGCTTTGCCATAGTCTCCGATAGCCCGGCAGAGGTCATGGCATTCTTTGCGAATTCGTTCACCTTATCCGACATGGTGGTAAATGTAACATCGACCACGTTCTGAACTTCTGCGAGGTCAGAGCCGAGTTCCACACACTCTTTTCCGAACTGCACTAACTTGCCAACTGCAAACGCTCCACCAATCAGCAGACCGATTTTTTTCACAGCACTTCCAAGGCCGTTAAATGACTGTTTTATAGCTGATACACCTTTTTGAACACCGGTTGTGTCTAATCTGGTATCAATAATGACTGAGCCATCAGCAGCCATGTGTCCACCTCCTAACTATTTGAGGTTCAACATCTCATTCAGCGCATTCTTGTACGCTTGCTCCTCATCGCTGAGACGTATTTTTATATCAATAATGTTCTTGTTATCGTGATAGAATTTCTTTTCCCATTTATCCAGGCGTTCTCCGTGAGCTTTCTTTGAACGGATTCCAACGACCGTGTTGAACAGGCATTCGCCGGATTCCATGAAGTATCCGAAGAACGTCCACCAGTGCATATACGGAATAGCTCTGATTTCTTTTCCGGCAACCTTGTTTACTGCCGGTACAATCATATCTCCGTCCTGTTCCCAGTCCATCAAACGGGGTTTTGGCCTGTTCGGGTTGTCATCAGCCTGTCCGCAGTCAATAAATTCACATGCTTTCTGACAGGCTTCAGATAAGTGCTCTGGCGGTATACTCTGCCAATCCTCGAACAGAATCTGCAACATAACAACTGCTTTTGCCTGCTCGTCTAATTCCGGATCATTCATGGCAATGAGAATATCAATAATCGCACGAAAATCCGTTCTGATAGAAAAATCCACCCCACTAATGTTGAGTGAGGTGGGAAGTTCATAGGCGGTCATTTTGTATACTTCTCCGTGTACCTATTGACCACTTCCTGCATTTTTTTCTTTCTCTTTTCAATTTCCGGAGCAAGTGCTTCATTGATTTTGTCCAGAACAATATAAGCGAACACCTGACCATTTCCAAAAACAGTTGTTGCGGTAATTGGTTCTTTGAATAAATCCTTAGATGCTTCGTATCCGAGCATATAATTGATTTTGTCCTCAATCTGCTTATTAATCTCCGCCATCTCTTTGCTGGAAGAAACATTTTTAACAGATTCCTGAGCCTGCTCAAAGAAAGTTTCCAATTCTTCCGCTCTTGCTGCAACGTTAATGTCGGTAGGATTCAGCTTAAATGAAGAAAATACTTCTCCCTGTTTGTTTGTGAATGTAAAAAGAAGAAATCCATCATCAATGTTTGTGTTAATTGTCTTTGCCATTTTCTGTACCTCCTAAAAATTATTCGCTGTCAGCTGTGAATGTACCGGAACTGATATCAAATTTTCCTTTTACGCGTTCACCGGTATAATTGACGGTAAACGGAATCTGATATCCAGATGTATCACCGCCGTAGGAAGTCGGCACAACGTAGCAATCCTGCTGATATGCTTCATACTTGCCTGCCGTAGCTTCTGTCCAGAGATGAACCTCGACTGCTTTTGTTTTGAGGTTGTCGTCTTTGAGACGTCCATCTACAATCTTCTGTAATGCTCCGAACAAGTCAGATGTGGTATCTGCATAGAATGGATCAGCGTCAGAAGATACCTCATAGCCATTATGCTTAAATGTGGATTCTCCAAGAATGTTTTTAGATGTTTCAGTATCTGGATTGAGTTCGATGTTGTACTCTTCCAGATCCTTGCCAAGACGTTCAAACTTTGGTGTCAGTCCTCCACAAAGAGAACCGGCATCAATGTAATGAGCCATATATTTACGGTCAATCTTGCCTGTAACTGCCATAGAAATGTCCTTTCTGCCTATAACTTTTAAAAGGCTGTGTAGGTTAGCGACTATCTCCGATTGATAGCCGGTTAGTTATTATATTTAATTGGTGTAATCACCATTTTTCCCAGTCATATTCGTATTTTACCGTGATTGGAAGTAACCAGTCCTGTACGCCGTTCTCCTGCGGCTCTGTGCCGTAGGAATTATCGCGAATGATGCGTTTTATCACTCGCCCTCTGGAAAGCTCTGGAAAAGCGGATAAGCGCGTCTCAGTGCCATCTACTGTGACTGGTTCCCGGCAAATCCACTTGCCAAGGTTGTCCAGAAACTTCTGAACAGATAGCTTCTGGCGCTCCTTTTCGGAAGCTGTGCGATATACCACGATAAACGGATACTGGCACACCTGGTGCATCGTTCCGCATACATCTTCTTTTTCTGAATAGATTAATGCTCCGGTATCCGCAAAGAACGAGATACCGCTATCAGTTCCCAGTTCCTCATATTTGATTGTTTCGTTTTCATACAGTCCAGGATACTGATTCAGTAAAGCTTTCATGGCTTCTGTCAGAATCTCATATCCCTCTGCGTCCTTGCCGATCGGTTTATCCGCCATATTACATCCTACTTTCCTAATATTTCAAAATGTGGTATCAGTGTATATGGTCCGCCCGCACTGGTGACTTTAAAGACATTGTCCTTGTTCTGGTTCATGTATTGATAAAATCCATTTCTGTAATCACCATCAGTTACTATTCCACCAGTCCACTCGCCCTCCCAGAAGAACGATTCGTCTGAGAATGTAATAGTATCCTCCAGAGCGTTGTTAATCTGCCTTTTCCACTCTTTAGGCGGTACATATGGGAGAATCTTACCATCCTTGTCAGAAATGGTTATATCGCCGTTCTGGATGGTATATCGGACGTGCAGCTGCGCATTGTCGGTTGCATCTGGTCCGTACTTTTTAAGGATTGCCCCTTTGTCCGTAATGAGGTCAACACCAGATAAAACGTGAGGATACCAGTACGCATCTCCTGTTGTGGCTGATTCGTAATAATTAAAAATCGTCACCGTTTTTTCGTACATGATACCCTCTCCTTAATCATTTATTTTTCAGCTTATCCACATCAACCTTGGACGTTCGTTTCCACAATTCCGTAATCTTCTCCCATCCGAACATGGAAATAAATGCCACAATAAACCCAGCCATGATAGCTGCTAAAATCATATACCACAATATTGTCATGCGGATATACTGCATATACGCTACAAAAGCGGCTACAGTAATACCGATAGACAGTACAAGCACCAAGGCATCTGTCGGAATTTTCGACAGGAACCCAACATTTTTAATCACCTGTGTAATCACAGACACGCAAAATGCTAAAACACTGATTACTGCCAGAATCAGAGTTACATTTGTAAATAATGCTTCCATTACTCTAATACCTCCTTAAATTCTTTTTCAAATTCATCTTTTGTCATTGTGCTGAAATACCCTTCTTCATCACGCAATATGTAGTCTCCGGAATTTATGATTACCAAATCAACTCTTTCGCCATCTCTAAATAGAACAGAATATGTAGAAATCTTAATGTGTGGTGATTTAAGGTTGTTATTAATTTCTACCGAATCGCCAACAAACTTTTCGATTTGAGTTATACTTTCTGGAGTAGTAAAACATTGAATAGCTTCAACTATAGTCGGTTTTATTCGCACATATTTCATGCTTTCACCCCGTATGAGTCTAATGTTGAAATATCCATTATTGTCACCTCACAAATCAATTTTTCCAGACATTAAATCTGGTAAAAGTGCGTCTCTCAATTCTATCAAATATCTGTTTTCTTCATTGTTCAGATACATTATGTGTTGTTTCCACATCTGTAAAATTGAAAGCAATATAGTTGATATGTTGTTCTTGCTTCCATTTTCAAATTTCAGTTCTCCTGCTTTCTTCGTCATGGAAATAAAGTTTTCTTTTTCGATTTTTTTTCCGGTAAAAGTAAGCATTTGATTCATGGAATCCGCTGTTTCTTCCGACTGCTTGAACATCTGGAATATGTCATACAATCCGATTGATTTTGCAAGTGTTTCATTCATTGTCAGTTTGAGACCATTTTTCTCATTGATAACTCTGTTTAAGTCGTCAATGATTTCTCCATAATCTCTGTGCGCGAAATCCTCTTCTTTAAATTCAAGGTATCGTGTTGGGAGAAGAGTATATCTGTTTTCTACTACAGTTTGAAAAGGCACGCTTTTTGAAAATTCGGCAACGCTTTTCTGATTAATAATAGAATCAATGGCGTTTTCCATCTGTTCATCAGAAAAAACATTAACAGCTTTTTTGTACGTTCTATTTTCGTGACTTGCCCCGCCAAACTGTCCATTTTGTTCTCTTTGCTCTACATCGCAAGTTTTACGCATATCTAAAAATGCAATATGTGTTGTCTCTTTTTTCTTGTTCAGTGTCAAAAGGCAAGTTGCAATCGAAGTAGCTTCAAACATTTTATCTGGACACAAAATAACTGATTCTATCAGATTCTTCTCAATAAGATACTTTCTTATTTCTATTTCATTTTTTAGTTCTGAAGTTAATATCCCACACGGAAGAATCATTGAAACTTTTTCCTTACAGTTATCTAATGCGGTCAAAATAAAAGCATAATTTGCATTGCTTTCTGGCGGCAACTCACAGTCATTAAATCGAGGTTGCAACTGCGCAAACGGCGGTATCTTCCACTTCATATTATATGGTGGATTTGAAATACAACTATCTGTCTTTTCTGGCTTAAAATTTTCTATCTTTTTTACAGAAGAATATTTATCACCTTTCTTTACAAGATAAGTTGCAAAGACTTCATCCTGCAATGCATCGCCATTTACAACAACTGCATCAATATTTCTTGCCGCCAAATTGAAAAGCAAAATCGGAATAACCGTTTTATCGTACTCATAACATACGAATTTCAATTCATTATTCAGATTCCATTTTTGAATAGTCAACGCACCACTTCCGGCACATAAATCATATACAGTGTGTTCATTTTCTGTCCGTACCAGTTTTCCGACAAATTTTGCCAGTGAAACAGGCGTGTAATCCTGCATCTTTACTTTTCTATCGGCAAGGTAATACTGGAAGATCTTCTGTAACCAATCAATAGACAAGTCCTCTACCAGATTACAGAATTTGTCGAAATATTCCGTTTTTCCATTCAGTACAATTTCCATCAAAGAATCTGGAATCTGTTCTGGGCTTTCGATCTTCAACAGTTCTATTACTTTACTGGTGAGTTCTTTTAATTCCATAATTACACTCCTGCATACAATACTGGTATTCCATCATCTGTTCTAACTCCCATCAACAGCGGTAAAGCTGTTTTAAGGAGCAAATCATTTGTTTTCTGTATATCTCCAGCGGCGGCATACACTGCACTCCATTCCTTTGCACTTGCTCCAATCTGTTGAGGCGTGGCGTAGGAAATGGATTCACTGCCAGAAGATACAGACGTTACAATGCCTGTAGTGCTACCACCGGACCCGATTGTGGTTGATGCTCCACTAGCGGCGGCATTGGTAGCATTTTTTTCAGCAAGCTCAATCTGATACATTAATTCAGCCAATGAACAGACCGCCTTTTTGATGCGCTTCTGTGCGCGTTCATTTTCCGGCAGCCCATCCACCAGTCTGTCAAATGTCATTGTGTCCACGAAATCACTGGCTCTTTCTGCCAGTCGTGGAAAGTCGGTTTCTGGCACGACATTGCCGAATGATTCTGTATAGAATTTATAATCTGCATAAGCCATGCCAGTTACCTCCCACGATCATCATTTTGCTGTTACAGTCGCATGTCCGGCACTCAACGCCTTATAGGTACTGTCACACTCAACCACTGTGATCACCTGCCCTGTTGCTGCGGTAATGTCAGCTTCTCCATCCCACGCAGTCCAGTTCTTCACATTCTGGCCATAATCTACAGTAGTCTCAGAAGATGCAACTTTGTACTTATATGCATTTCCTGCGCTTGCTTTTGTCGGAGTAACAGTCACTTTAGTATCTCCGCTCTTACTTCCTGCCGCAGAATTTACAGTCAGAGTTCCAAGTGTCTGAGTTGCATTGATAGTTCCGACAGCAATAGCGTCAATATACTCTGCAAAGAGGGTAAGCCCCATGATCGCAAATGCTTCAGACACTGCTGTGTGGTAGTTGCCCTGCGTATGAAATCCGATCAGATTTGTTTCACCGGATACAGTGTATACAAGACCTGCTCTCGCAAAGTCAGATTCATTCGGGTCAACATAGTAAAGAACGATATTCTCCACAGGTGTAGCAATAACTGTTCCTCTTGGGATCTCACTGTCGGATAACAGGAAGATTGTGTTAAATCCCAGGAAATCTTTCATATACTGGAAACCGAACTGGTTCTGAATAGTGATATCAGCTGCGCCGATATATTCGTACACATCCAGAATGTTGACAAATCCAACAACGCCAGTCACATTTCTGTGCATCTGCTTAAATTTGTTTTCTACACGGCCCTTGGCCATTGCCAGAGCCATCTGGAAAGTAGTTTCCGTGAATGAGAGAGTACCTGTTTTCAGATAGTTATAAAATCTTTCAGTAACATTGGTCTGAAGCTGGAAAAGGAATTCATCATCAGTCATCTGAACAGCGTTCTCATAACCGTGATCCTTGATTGCTTCGATAGATACAGCCTTTGCGTACTTCTCGATAGTCATTTCTGCATAGGGTTTTTCTTTTACAACGAATTTGCTATAAGGGATTTCCTCGCCCTCACCAACATTTCCATTCTGTAATGTACCCTCTGCATATTTTGATTTAAGAACCGCTCCGGGCGTCTTTTTGATTGGACGCATGATACCAAGGATTTCACGTAAGTGTTCCCAGTTTCTTTCGAATCTGGTAACAAAGTCAATCTCACGTGCCTTTACCTGAATATCATTAGTCATAATAAGATTAGCTTTTGCTGTCATATAAAAAATCCTTTCTACCCATAATTGTTAAGGTATTGGGTTAGCGGCTATACTCTGGTGTATAGTCGGTGTAAAAAAATCACTGGAATAACTGGATATTCTGAGCAATTGCAGCCTGTCTCTCGGACGGGTCTTTGATTGCTTCAATATCTTTCTTTGTCATGTTTCCCGGTGTCTGCTGCTGTCCAACATGAGTAGTAAACCTTGCCTGGTTCTGCTGAGCCTGCTGCTGAGATTCATCCACAAAAGCGGATGCGTCAGACTGTTTCATCTGCTCAATCAGATCATTTAATCCGAGAATTTTGCCTTCTTTCAGTTTGAGGCCTGCTTCTTTAATGTCTGCCATAACAGACTTCTTTGCAGCCTCACTGGAAAATTTAACATCATCAAGTGCTGTTTTAAGTGCGTCTGAGAAATCGCGGTCATAGATTTTCGCATTGAATTCCTTCTCTGCGTCCTCAGCCTTCTTCTTCCATCCAGCAAGCTCTGTCTGAATGTTCGCCGGGTCGATACCGTCAAAACCTTTTAAGGTTTCTTCTGCTGTCTCAGCACGTTCTTTCCAGTTATCACGTTCTCCCTCGACTTTCGACAGGGTTTTTGCAACTTCCTTAGCATTCTTATAATGCTCAGAGAGTGCCTTTTTAACATCTGCCTGCTTATCCTCCGGGATTTCAATTCCAAATGATTTTAATGTGTCAATAAGTTTCTGCATAATATCCTCCTGGTCGTGTTTATTGACCTGCCGCCGCAGGTAAATGGATTAAGCCAGTTAGACCACTGGCAAGGTAATTGGAAAGGCAGGACTCGAACCTGCGGTGTCAAGGACTATGCGTCCTCCGCTCTTCCAACTGAGCTACATTCCATTAACCCGGATTCCCGGGTTAGCAAGGTATTTATCGTGTTATGCCTGCCACTATCCGACTTTCACGGAAATGTTGATTCATTTATAAGGAGGTGTTACCAGTCAGTCAAGCCGACTAATGAATATGCCGGAAATTGCATCCGCTTTTCAACCTCCAGATTCCGCTCAAATCTGTTTCTATTAAGGACATATTCACAAAGAAAGGAGGACATGAAACGAAAAAGAAAGCAAAAACTTCTAATCAGCAAGCCCTACAAGGTTCACCATGCCTTGCAAGATTATAGTATCACATTTTTTTTAAAAAGTTGTCCCCACATTTGCAAGAGTCAAAGCATACTTCTCAGTTTTTCAACGTATCTTTTAACAAGATCACGCTCTTCCCGGCACTCTGCGTCCTTGGACATATCGCTCATTTCTGTAGTAAGTTCGTCAAGATGTTCTTCCAGAGCGGCAAGCATCTTCCTCTTGCAGTCCTCAGACTTTCCAGAACGATAATTCTGTTTCTGTGTCATATAGTCACTGTAAGTGTCTCGTCCATCAGATCGGCTATAATTTCCTCTTCCGGTTCCGTAGTCGCGACTTTCATCACCGTAAGAGGTGCCACGATCATAATCTGGGTACATCATTCTTCCATCACTGCGGCTGTATCTCCCCATGCCGCCACGTTTTCTTCCGCGCTCGCTGTAATCGTCATTGTATCCGCTACGCATTTCATCAAGGACGGCGTTGTAATACTCCGCTTTCTTATCCCAGTACTGCGTGTTCTTTATATCTTTGTACATATCAATCAGCTTGTATGTCATTTCCAGATTTCCAGTGGTCAGTCCACTGTCAGCAATTTTGGACAGTTCGTCTTCAATTCTTGCACATAAATCTTTAATGTCTCTCATAATCACACCTCCTACGCTTCTCTAGTCACGACAATATTTGCGTTCGCAACAGAAACAGCCTGATCGCTTGTATTCTCTACTGCGATATTAACACAACATCCGCGAGGTACATCAATATAGATTCCAGAGGACACATTGTTGTACTGGTCTACTGCTGCCGGCGTGGAAATCATCTGAGAAGAAAGAACCGGCTCACCAGATATTGCAATAGCCAGAGAGATAGCCCCGACAGTACCACCTGTTGGAATTGCAATATTACCAGAGAAGTCCACGAAAAATCTAGCCTTGCACTGGTTAGTAAGTCCTCTCAGCGTAATGATTCCACTTCCCTCCCTGTGTTGAATGCAGTTAGAACCTTTGACTGCTGTGTTTGAAAATACTACGTTTCCATTTGCTGCTACAGTCTGAGCAGCTACATTTGTAAATTCTGCCATAAAAATACTCCTTTCATATCACAAAAGGACAGGTCTCAGCCTGCCCCTCTGTGTAATACGGCATAAGCCGACATCCGAATCAATCGAAAGATACTCTCGATATGAAGTTATCAGCAATTGCATCCGGTGTTACATCCGCATCCGTAGTATGTGTTCGGATTCGGTACCTGGTAAGCCGGAATCGGTGCCGGATTGATTGCATTAATAAGCTGCTGTGTCTGTGAAGCCATTGCAGTTGTAAGAAGTGCAGACTGGCGATCCTGAGATGCAGCACGTCTGAGGTCATTGTTTTCAGCCTGGAGATTGGATATCTTCTCGTTGCACAGGTAATCAAGGATTGCCCTTGTTCCGGCGTTCTGGCTGTCGATAATGTCTCTTGTGTTACTGTTCATGGTGTTCTGCAATGCACAGGTATTCTGTGCCATGTTATAGTTTATGCCCTGGATTGCTTCTCTGGTTTCACAGCAGCAGTTTGCAAGCTGTGCCTGGAGTGCATTGGTATTCTGCATATTTGCTACAGTGTCAGCGTTAATAGCCTGCTGGATACCGAAGCCAGTCTGCATGATGTTGGTGTTGATTCCGTTAAATCCGGTAAGCATACCATTATTCATGGCATAGAAGCCATCACAGAGACCATTGTTGATTCCGTCAAGTTTGCTAATCACAGCGGAATTATCAAATCCTCTCTGAATATCTGCCTGAGTAGCTGCTGTGGCTGTATATCCGCCGCCGTTGCCATTATTGCCCCAGCCGTTGTTTCCCCATCCACAGAATACGAACAAGAAAAGCACGATAAGCCACCATGCGCCATCTCCACCAAACATGCCGTCATTATTTCTACTGTTTCCAGTAGCAGCGGCAATATCTGCTAAGCTATAATTTCCATCCATAGTTATAATCTCCTTTTTGTGTATTTACATCAATCTGGCCAGATTGTAATGTACTATTTCATGTTATTCAGCAGATTCTGAAACTGCCCTGCCATCTGCTGAACCTGGTTAAGCTGTTGCTGAGAAATCTTTCCAGACTGTAACATCTTCTCAACTTCCACTTTCGGGTCTCCCTTAAAATTCTGCTTAAACTGCATAAACTGCTGTATCATCTGCATTGGTCCGTTTCCCTGTGGCATCCCGCCACCAAGCGCGTTAAATAGTGGATTACTCATCTGCGTTTCCTCCCTTGACTGCTGATTCCTGTTCGGTATTAGCCCTAACAGGTTCAGAAAAAGAATTTAATCTACTTGCTATAGCGTCGAATTTGGCTTTTAAATCGTCGTATTCCTTTCTGGTGACGTATTTACTGTCCATACTCTGAACAGGCTGTTTAGGCGGCATCTGAGCGCCCACCTCATGGTATTCAAACGTCCGTAATGGTTGCGGCATACCGGAAACGTCTGTGGATTTTATATAGAATTTTTCTGATTCTGAATCCATCAGCAAAACGCTTGTCCCTGGTGCTACCAGATAGGATTTTGCACCTACTTCGCCAGACACCCACAGGATTCCATTGTTATTCTGCTGTGGTTGCTGCACTGGTTGAGCTGGCATCTGGACAGGTTGTTGCTGGAACTGGTTCATTTGCCCAGGGACGCCAAAACTATATTGATAAGGATTGTTATATAATGCCATCTTATACACCGCCTTTCTGATTATATTTTTGCATAAAAAAAGAACCGGAAACAGGTCGTTTCTGGCTCTAATTAGTATCTAAAAAGTATCAGCACACTTTGATTATTTTATTATTTACCCTCCGGCTTAACCGCTTTGCTGTAGATATGCTCACGTTCATTTGCTCAGCGCAGTATTCGAGCGTATATTCCTTGCATCTCAACCGGAACAGCCTTTCTTCGTCCGGTGTGAAATTACACTCCGTCAAGAACCTGTCTATATCTTTCTTTGTGAATACATATAACTTCATGAGCATACCCCTTATTAATGCAATTAACGCTGATTCTGCGCAAGATAATTTGTAAGCTTCTGTTTTGTTTTTTTTAATTCTTCCACATTATTCCCACTGATCTGACTATCCAGCATGGTTGATAACACTTCCAGAATCAATGAATCACGTTCCGCAATCCTCTGAAGACTCTCGTAATCTCGCTTATCATGTTCTTCCAGTGTCTCTACTCGCTTATTAAGTCGGAATGCCGGGGTAATCCATTTAAAAATAACAGCTGCTGCCCCTCCAATAATTGATACCCCTCCACAAATTGAAAGAAAAAATTGGATAAATTCCTGTATGCTCATTTTTATAAGCTCCTTTCCCAGTAATATACCGGGACCTCATTACCGCTATCCCATGTATCATAATATTTGCCGTCTTGTACCGTCACCACATGGCCATCTATGCAAAGAATGTATGTACCAGTAGGATGATCTGCGCAGAAATCATTGACTGTATAAATATACCTCTCTGACTGTTCCACAAGCTTTCTGTGATATCCATGCCTTGCCAAATATGATCCCCATACATAATTAGCGCTTGGCATATCTGATAGTGAGCAAGCATATACCATTAATCCTGTAAATACCGTCTCCCAGTCAAGCTCTAACGCCTTGCATATCGCCCGGACAGCACAGTCGCCTACACGATTCCCGGCTGGATTCGGATTAAAATATACCCATCTTTCCATATCTACCTCACTTTGCCCTCATAAATCTTTTTGCTCCTGCATTTGCCCTGGACTGCTGCTTATATCCAAAGTCTGCTACCTTGTTACGGTAATATTGTGCTGCAAGATTGTTTTCCTCGCAGAATTTATTATACTCCTTATTCTGTTCAGTCAGTTTAAAAGCCATTCGATCATATTCCGATCTTAGTTTTTCTTTTTCAGATTCTGGTACATCGTCTGAGTTGATTTCTTCGTTCTTCATTATCAGCTTGCGTTTAGTCGCTCTGATTGAACGTTCCATTGCTCGTTGTTTCTGGGTATCTTCGTAGATTTTCTTATTCTCTTCAGAATCAATCTTGTGCTCGTCCTCCCAGGGATTCCTCAGTCCTTTCGCCCATGGCTGGTGACTGTGGCGGCAATTGTAACCATGAAGACCATGTAGATCCCGAACAGTCCCCTGTCCAGTGTTCGGATTGATATCGTAGCCGGTACTATCAAAAAGATTAGGATACCCCGGTTCTGATCCAACTATTGAGTAAGGCTTTCCTTGCCAGGACGAATGATCTCCGCAAGGAGGCTGTCCTTTCTGTGCTTTTCTGGCTCCCAGATGGGCTGATACAAGGACATAATTTGTCTTTGCCTGTGCAATGTACTGATTCGTTACCTGTGCCGCCGTTTGATTCATACTTGTTACCACGCAACACCTCACAGATGCTTCAAGGGTTCTTTTTGCACCGCTTGTTGGATAATCCACCATGATTCCTTTTTGTGCATAATTGTCCAACACATCACAAATTGCAGTGGTATAGGATTGCACACCGGAAGCAACACGGATTTCGGCTTTGTCCAGCAGATTAATTAGATCACGTTGAGATTGATTTATGGTTGTCCTGCTCAGGTTGCTAAGCTCTCCCAATGTCTTTTTAAACTCTGCATCCATCACCGCTATCACTTCTGGATTCTCCAATGGTGGACTTATATTCTCATCAATCCCTAAAAGGATATCTTTATCATTGTCCCAGGAAGTCATCACGGCATTTCGCAGAATCCGTCTAAGCTCTGGCTGTGTCATTTTTGTAAGCTTCTGCAGTTTCTGTTCAATGGCAACTCTGCTTTCTCCCATTTGCGTGAGCTTCCAAATGAGCCGATCAGCTGTGGCGGTCATACCGCCAGTCTGGAGAATACGCCTGGAAATGTCCGTCATTATAAAATCTTCTAGTTCTTGATAAATTGCAAGGATCTTTTTTTCTTTTCCGTGGAAATACTCTGGAGGAAGCATTATTTACCACCTGCCGTTTCTTTTACAAGCCTCACCCAATCAGATAGATGTTCCTGCTTAGCACGCTCAAACCAATGGTCAGACGTCCCTGGTGTATGATATTGTAATCTTCTTCCTGTGGGTGATTTTTTAGGTGGAGATGTCCATCCGATAATATTGCCTTGTGCATCCTTGAGCGGAATATTCGGACCATATACCTCGCCCGTGTACAGATAATGAGCGTAAGGAGTATTATATTCAATCTCGCCACCGTCAATTCCCTGCGGGTATCTTACGCTACTTCTCAATGCTCCTTGCTGGAAAGGTACATAAGGCTCGCAGTCCGCTACAATCTGCATATTCAGTTTCGTTTGCGCTTCTTTCAAATTGCCATCAATCCGCTTTGTATCGAATTTGATATGTACATTTCCAACATGATTATTAATCTTCATAGGCTATTCATCCCCAAATAATCCACTTGCTTTGTTTTCCTTATTCGCTTCTTCTGCGAGAGCTTTCGCGTCCTCTTCGCTAAATCCTTCAAATTTTACCAGATAGTACCAGAACGGAATCTTGCCAGTGGTCACATACTGCCACCATCTTGCACGGTCGTTTTCACGCACATACAGAATATCGCCAAAGTCATAATTTACTTTATAGGCTCCAACAGGTGCAAGTCCGTACAGATCAGCGTAAACGTTCAATGCGTAAATAACTTCGTCCAGACAGGATTCCAGTTTGTCACGCACATCTTTAATGAACTGCACTGTCCTCTGCTGTTCCGCTTCTACTCCTGTAGCTGTCTGAATGCCGCTAGATTCGTTAAAAACAAAGTACCCGTTAGAGAATCCTATCTTATATCCCAACTGGCTTAAAAGGGCATTTATGCCGCTTATACGGGTATCTGTGTTGAGAATTGGATTGATTTCCTTGTAAAACTCTTTTTCATCCTGTCCGAATACATTTTTTACATAATCCGGCAAGCTCATTTCTGAACATCTATGTTCCATTGCCTGTGGTGTCATAGCGGAGACAGGTGAACCACTCGGCATCAACAATCTGTCATCTGCTAGAACAGTCCGCTTAGAATCAAGGATTTCTTTTGCATTTCGGCTGTATGCAATGTCCAGGTCTTTTAATTCTTCTATAGCTTCCGCAAATATCGGAAGTCCCAGTGGCGTGCTAATATCCACATTGTTAGCCTGTGGTGTCAGAAGTACTCCGTACAATGGTCCGTCCAGTTTCTCACCGTTTACTTTGAGAATCGGCGGTGTATCTGCCATAAGATCAGCCCACTTGGTTTGTTTGAGGTCAATCTTGTCTCCGATGCTTTGAGGAGATTTTGATACATAAGCTCTGTTTGAAACATAATACGGATAGGTTGTCACTCCGTCCACGGTGGTCTCGACAAAACGATGATACTCAAGCCTTGTGTAGTATTTTCTACCAACAGTATAAGAATCTTTAAATATGATTCCCTTAATCTCCTGATTATCATAATCCACGATCATCACATCTGCCGGAGTGAATACGTCAAGGCTTTCGCCGTTTGGCTTGATGAATACTGTTCCGTAAGCACATCCGTATTCTACCCAGTGCCGGATTTGGAAATATACCTTGTCTATCTGCTCCTGTAGCCACGTAGCCCTTGCAGAGCCGTCAATCTGAATGCCAATCGCCAATGTTGCAAGTCTGGCAGTCTCAGAGCACACAGATTTAGCAAAATTGATCGTCTTGATATTATTCTTATCATCTAACCACTCCGGCGCGCCTCTGTAGATGTTCGCGCACCGGTTAATCAGCGCTTCCATCTCTTGGAATTCTGCTGCCTGGATATTAAAGTCCTCTTCGGCTTGCTTTTTAAAAATCATGTTAAACCACCTTTTCAGTGTTGTTATAAGTCCCATTTAATCTACCTTTTAAAATCCATCCATCTTACAGAAGTATCTCGCACAATAATGTCTTCATATTCTACAACTTTTAAGATTTCGTTAATGTCAGATGATCCATATATTTTTAAACCGACGCTTAAGAATTTATTTATTTTATCTGAAAAGTACCTATCTAACATTTTATGCACTGTGCCCCCTTCTCATCGACAATGGACTGGTTGCGTATCTGAGAGAATCTATCCAGTGATCGTTGCCATCTGGATAATCTGCAATCACTTCTCCATTGCTATCTACTTCATGCTCATAATTGATAATTTCCTTGTATGCTCTAGGCGTTCGTGCCGGATCAATGACTAATGTTCGGCACTGTAACCACTCAAAAGTATATTTGCGGCTTCCCGGTGTAACAATGGCCCTACGTGCTGGAAGCCCTGCATCTCGGAAGTCAATAATGCTTTCTTCTTCATCAACTCCGCAAGATATTGAATAATCATCATATCCTTTTTTCTTTATCTGGTTAGCCATTTCCTTGTTTCTTATCTTGGAGCCTCCAAGTTCGTCTAATAAAAAAACTTTTTCCTGATTAGGAACATAAGCTACACGGAGAAATGCTTTAGGATCTGGATGCCACCCCCAGTCCTGTCCCTGGTAGATACTTTGAAAGTTCTGAATCTCTTCATCTGTAATTTTTCGAATTTCTAACAGTTCGAAAATATTTGTTCCAAGTCCAACAGGAAGACCGAGATATTCATGGTCGTAAGCTCTCTGATTTGTTTTCTTCAGATGCTCTGCATCATCAATAAATTGCTGACCAAGCCATTCAACAGGAACTGATCTATAATCGCTCTTGTGTCTGTAGCTGTCAACTCTCGGTTCCTCCACATACACGTTCGCCCAGTTGCTCCGGCTGATCGGTGGATTAAATGTCTTAAATACTTCAAATTTGCTTCCACCACGAAGTACAGACTGTTGAACTGTACGGATTTCTTCAATTCCGGCAAACTCATCAAGCTCCTCAAACCAAAGGTACTTGAAATATCCTTTTTTTACTTTTATGGACTTTGTTTTCTTAGCTTTATCCAGTCCTCTGAATATGATCTTTTGTCCTGTTGGCTTATACACATATTGCATAGGACTTAAACTGTCAGCCCATAAATCACTTGCTCCAAGCGCATCAATTCCCCATGCGATCTGTTCATACACAGATTCTCTGAGCGTATTACCGACTTTCCGAAAGATTACAGCATTTGACATTAAGCCATTCTCTGCATCCTGCATCATCTGAAACGGAATCATGCTGCCTACAAAAGATGATTTTGTGGATCCACGTCCACCGTACAGATCATAGTAAGTGTGTTTACCATCTAAAATATCCCAAAACACATTGTAAAATGCTGGTGCCACAATCTCATTCAGTTTGATAGCGTTACTTTCCATCCTGTTTCTCCGGTCTTGGAATATTGTTCACAATCGTAATCTTTCCGTCTCCGAAATCATCATTTTTCTTGTCAGCGTCCCAACCCTTGAAGTTGTTTCTAAGACTAAACTGAGCACCATTGGAACCATCACGATCAAACAGTCGTTCTTCTGCATACTGTTCTACTCTTGCTTTCGCGCGCGTAATCGTGTCAACAAACTCTGGTTTTGCTTGATAGTTTAAAAGAGCCTGTCTGCTTGTAAACCCAAGGGCCAGAGCAAGTCCTGTAACGGTCGGAGGGTGAACGTCTACAAAAACGGGAGACCCGAATTTATTAAACATTTGTTTGCCTTTGCTATCAGTTAAAGGATATCCTTTACAATACTTTTCGATTTTTTTTTCAATTTCATCCACCGTTTTATACATGGGTGGTTTTCCCATTGGCATTCCCACGTTCTCACCTCCAAACAAAAACTGCCACATATGGCAAATAGTTATAGATATATACTATATTACCATACATGGCAGAAAAATTTGTCCCCACATTTTAATATTAATTGTAATATTATATTTCTCTTAGTTTTCTTAGAGTATCATAAAACATAGCCATTGCCTTGCGCTTGTATGCGTAGAAATCGTCTCGCTTTGCCGGTATGTATTTCGTTTTCATGATACGGTCATAGGATTTGTTTGTTACAATAGATTCATACACCAGAAGTTCAATCCCCGGCGGGCAAGAGCTTATGCAGCAGTGTAAAATATCGTGTCTCTGCTCTGGTGTAGCTTTCTGACATATATCCTTTAAACGGTTAATGTCTTCTGGATATACGCCGAAATCAACAAGTGACTTTTGTCTGGTACGCATATCATCACCGCCTTTTTATTGCTATTTACGCTTGCCGATAAAATGTGCAATCAAGTAAATAGTGCCAAATGTAAATGCTATTAAACTATCAATCATTCTTTTTTATTTCCTCTCTTACCATCTTCAACTTAAACTCTGAAACATTTGGATACGAGATCTCAAACTCTTCTTTTCCATCCATTTGATTCATGAACCATTCAAATACAGAGGCGATTGCCATATCGGTTACGTCTTTTTTTCACCTACCCATAAACCTTTTTCTTCGTTTACATTTCCATAGTAGATGGTATTTGTAATAGGGCTAACACCCATTGCTTTGATAGTTTTACTTGCCATTCTGTATCTCCTTCAACTGTTTTACTGCTTTTCTATAATCCCTGTTCGCAGACCGGAACATCATCAAGAGTATTTCAGATACAGGCCTTGTCCGATTTCTTCGCTTTGCTTTTTTGATGCATGTAAGATCATTTGCTTCTGGTACATATATTCCTACATAATGTGGAATTTCAAGGGATACCGCAGCGCATACATCTGCCGGCATAACTAGATAGTTATAATCGCCAACAAAATTCAGCCCATGACCAGAGTGAAAATCTTCAGCTGATGATTTAACCTCATAACAATAGCAGTCACCTTTTTCTATCCCGGACACGCTATTATTCACCGGCACGAACCGCATATAATCCACCCTTACCGCATGATCTGTCGAATAATCGAATGTCACTTCCTTAGCCCAATAAATACGTGGATCATTGTGAGGATTGATTTTCTTTTCGATCATTGCTGATAGTTTTGCTGTAATCTCAGGTCTTGTCATTTTGAATCTCCTCCAATTCCACTTATACGATATTTTTCTCATCCAATGCTGCTTTTTCAACAGCTTCCAGATAATCAATTTGCCGCTGAATGTAAGGATCGGTTTCTTTCCCGCCGGATGCAAGCCAATCAGAGATTCTACTTTTTACATCCTGTAAAACCGATATAGGAATCAGTCTAGTATTAATGGTATTCAGTACTTTAATCATTAGCTTTCATCTCCTCCAACTTCTTCTCAGCTTCTTCACGGGTGAGGAATACTGAGGCATTAAACTCTCCAAGCCATTCATCCTCGTTCGCCCACAAAAAGCATTTACCATCTTTGATGCATTCAATTCCACTTACCACGTTTTCCCGAATATCCATTCCGTATATATCCCATACAGTTGTACCAATAGGACACGGTAACCTCACAAGCAAGCCCTGGTCTTCCAAGTCTTCATAGTCAGCAAGTTTTTTAAACACTTGTTGGATATAGCAATTCTTGCATCCATCTACTGCGTTTTTACAAAATTCTTCGCAAGTTTTATTCCCAACGCCAATGATATATGTGCATTCATCGTCTGAATAATCTGTTAATCTCTCCATCTACTTCACCTCTTCCATCTGACTTTCTACAGTATTTACAAGCAACTTCAAGGAACTAATAAATGTATCCGTCAATGCTATTCTATCTGGACATTTGACGAATGTTCTGACAAGGCTTATAGCATCTTTGAGCTTCTTCTCATATTCAGTTACGTCTGATGCTTCTACTAATTCATATCCAGGCATAAGACTGGCATTTCTTGTTATTTCTTTATTGCTATAGAACTTTAATATATCCGGGATCTGCTGTTCTTCAAAGGGATATGGATACGCTTCTTTTCCGCCGTACCATCTATATCCTTGTTGCTTTGCTGCTTTCAAAATATTTTCATATTCTTCATGCGTTCTGACTAATACGCATTTCTTTGCTAGATCAATCATCTACTTCACCTCCTGCAATCTCATCGATGCACTGATTTCGGCCATCGACCATCCCGCACTGATAATCCGTCATGTCATTCTCAATAGTGCTCTTCTCCGGCAGTGGCTTCAGTGGACACCAATCGGGGATTGCATCATTGTTTGGAACTCTCCTGCCACCAGTTGCTCTGCACCAAAATTCGCTTATAAATTTACATTTTCCGCAGTCCTCTGGTGTATCAATCACCAATACTGATTTACTCATTCAACTCCACCGCCTTTCACGATTTTGATTGCAAATTCAAACGCATCAGTTTCACCCTCGAAATACTCTGATATATTTTCCTTCTGTAATGCAGAAGCTCTTGTTTTTCTTGTTTCCAACTGCTCCACAACCTTATCTACATCAAAAACTGTCGGCTGTTCGTCAATAACTGCACCTATTGCAAAATCCATATCCGAATTTCCAAGAGAGTCAATTATTTTGTCTGCATCAATCAGTCTGCTCATATTCTATTCTCCTAACTGTTTTAAAATTTCTTTTGCAATTTTATTACTTTCCTGCATGGAAATTCCCCATCCATTATATTTTCTGTGGCATTCATCACAGTTCCATTCACCATTATCACTTTCTTTAATTTCGCTATTGAATCTGCAATTATCGCAATACATATGATCGAGAGTGCTATAAATGATACTTGCAATATCGTCTTGTTTGCTATTAGCATCGTCTACGTGCTTCTGTCTGTTTAAATAATCAAATACTCTCAGTTCATTTTTTCCGACCCATTTAATCCATGCACCGCAATCCCCGCAATACAATCCTGTATTATTCCTAACTTTCTTGACAAAAAGGTTTTTACTATTGCACTTTGGGCATCTATATTCTTTCATCTTTCATCCTCCCACACTCCCAACAACCGCATCCTCTCATACAATACAGCGACGGTCTTGCGTCTGTATCCGTAGAAGTCCTTCGGGTTCATCGGGATATATCTTTCTTTGCTGATTTTCCTGTAGCTTTTCCGGTGTAGGATATTCTCAATAACCATATCCGCTATCACCGTGTTCTTCGGGCAAGCTGATAAGGCGGCACCGGAAAGCAGGTATCCGTACTCTGCCGGGAAGTCTTTCAGCATCGTATTCAGTTTTTCAATGTCCTCTGCCGGAATACCGTAGTCTTTCAGCTTTTTATTCCTTGTCAGCATACCGTTCTCCTTTCTAATCGTCTGGGTGATGCTTGTCGTACATGATCGCTACGCATACAAGACCAACCACTCCGACTATGATTCCAAGTGCAAGTCCTAATAAGAATGTAATCATGGCTCATCCTCCTCAACATAATCTTCGCAATCTTCTGCATATTCGTAGCTATCCATCATATCACACCGGTTATCGCAACCGTCTTGTTTCTCACAGCAGATACAACATTGCGTTTCACCGTCTGGACACTCTAATTTGCAATATCCCATTTAGTCCTCCTTGTATGGTCCTGGTAGTGGCATCCATGCAATAACTTCACCGCCTATACATTCTCCATTCCATTCGCCATAGCCATCAATGAATGCTGTCTTTAACCACCTTCCGTACATTCCCATAAAACCACTATATTTAACAGTTGTAATTACATCTTTATTTTTCTCCGGTAATCTCTCACTGACAGGAATCCAACCATTTTCTTTCTCGTCCTGTTCCAGATCATCCTTAATCTGTTCTATCATTTCCAGAACATCACTTGCTAAAACCATCTGGTGGCCATCCGCAAGTTTCTTCATGAAATCATGATAATCCGATAATCTGTCTTTGATATGGCTCATACTTCCACCTCCACTTCTGTATCTATGTAAATCCTTTCAACTTTGCGTGTTTTGATATTTGTGCAAGAAACATATCCATCTGTATTTTCGATTACATGTCCAGCTCTATACATTTCGCATTTATATTGGAAAACATCTCCATGTTTCAAAGAGCCAATATTGGTCTTGTTCATACTTACACCTCACTATCTTCTGGCATCTGGAACGTCATTCCTTTTTTGAGCATTTCTCCAAGTTCTCCTGCATGTGCTTTGCTTTCTTCCGTTTTTGGCTGCATACTTAATATCCTACATACTTCTGGAATTACATATTTTGTGTATTCCGAATCTCCATAGGCTTCCTGAATCATGTCCAGTACTTTCATGGCTTTTGCTTTGGTGGAATATTCAGCGATAATGCAACAACCGCCTTGACTTCCGACATATATTGATGCCGCTCCATTAATGTCTCGAATTGCAATACTGAAAGCATTATCAATATTTACTATTATTGTTTTATCCTGACTTCTGATTAACATTTTGCGTCCTCCTTATCTTCATAATTCATCACAATTGTAATTACCTGCACCAGAACTTTCTGAATCTGATCGTAAATGTGATGATCGTCAGTTCCGAAATGAGAGTTCAGTTTTGCATCTTCCTTGCCTTTCTTGTAGCAATCTTCCATAAATTCAAAACTGTATATATCATCTTCCTCAATAATTTCACCATTATTTCTCCATTCGGCAATCATCGCTTCTTCAACCAGTGAATTTACAACCTTATCTGAATCCTCATTACCGTTCAGGCATTCTACGCAACGGTCAATGAATCCTAACTTGTCAGCGTACATATACGCTTTTGCTATTCCAGATGTATACTCTTTGAATGTTTCTTCAACCTGTTCTTTGAAATCCTCTGGTAAATTAAAAATATCTACTTCCAGTCCTCTTGGAAGATTTATTGTGTACTTTCTCATTTTGTATCCTCCTACTTCATAAAAATCACCCATCTGGTCTTCCCACGTTTATCTCCTAACAGCGGTTTAGTACCAAAGCATTTCAATACTTCTGAAAATAAAAGTTGCTCATCGCTCCATTTAAAAACTAAAATTCCATCATTTTCTAACACTCTCATGCATTCATCAAATCCGGCTTTCAAATATGGTTTCCAATCTTTTGGAAGGATTCCGTATTTTTTAGCAAGCCATGAACTGCTTCCTGCATTAATCAAATGTGGTGGGTCAAAAACTACAATTTTGAATGTTTCGTCATCAAACGGCATATTTCTGAAATCCATGTTTATATCAGGCTTTATTAAAAGTTCTCTTCCGTCACACAGCGTTGTACGAACCTCTCGATTGTCTGCAAACAGTACATCTGGATTCTCCTTATCAAACCAAAACATTCGGCTTCCGCAACATGCGTCTAATATCTTTTTCATTTTCCTCACTTTCCCCATGTAAGCAACTGGCGCGCTATTGTGCAGTTGGTACATGATTAATCGGTCTCTACCTTTGAATAACTCAATCTATACGCCCTCTGCTCTGTCGGATCCTCGCTAACAAGTAATTCATTGTCCAAAAGCAAATTAAAGTGTTTTCTTGCAGTAGCCATTAAAATATCTAATCCATCTGCAATATTTCTTGTGGATGGCATATAGCGGTGTTTACGGTAATATTTCAAGATAAAGTGATATACCGCTTTATACATCTCCTGTCCCTCTTTGTGTTTGCGCTCTGTATTGTATTTCCCCATCAATAGCACCTCGCTTAATCGTTAATTCGGAATCTCAAATCAAGATTCAGTTCCTCTTTGATTGATCTTCTATAATCCTCCCAGGTTGCCATATCATCCATCAGATAATCAGCCCCCCTGTCCATGCCGTCCATGAATTTCTGACAGCGTTTCTGTCCGAATCCGAAATCATCATGCAAAACGGCAATTCCAAGGATTGTAAATGTATCAAGTGTCATTTCTTTGATCTTCTGTGCAGCTTTATCCAGGTCCTTGCTGGATAAAGAGGTATGTACTCCTGTAATGCCCCGGAATTTTATTTCCCTCTCAAGCGCTTCTATACCGCCATCTCTAACGATTCTGAGCGCCAAACCAAGACCATCCTCTCTTCCTCGCTCATACTCCTTCATTTTGTTCATTGATTTTCTCCTTGTTCAGATTTTTAGCTTTCTTATGCATCTTGTCTAGATAATCCGCATAGGCTGTAAGCATGTGATCCACAAAGCCGTTTTTATTATATTTGTCTGATACAACGTGTATCTGCTCAACTACCTGCTGCCAGTATTCGTCCTTTTCTTCTATTCCGGCGGTCTGAAGGACCAGTGCCGGAAAGTCGATTTGTAAAAACTTTATGGTGTTCGGTATCTGCTCATGCGTCACTCTCATACTTATACACCTTCTTCTACCTCAAAACTCTGTTCAAGAAGTCGCTCGTTATCTTTGCTAAACGCCTTTATATAGCTCTGTTTTATCGGTCTGATAAAATGTATGCCATTAGCGGATTTCGCCCGGGAAACAGATACATAGAACTGCCCAGGATCCCAACAACAAGGATCAATATTAATCTTTTCAAATGTCTGTCCCTGTGATTTATGAATACTGATTGCCCAGGCAAGTTTTACCGGGAACTGAGAGAACGATCCAAATTTCTTACGGACAATCTTCTCTTTCACGATCTTCTGACCATCCTTTTCTTGTTCAGATTCCTCAATAACCTGTTTCTCAATGTCTTTACTGTATCTGTACAAGTTAACTGTTTTACCCTTATCAGTCTTGATAACCAGATAGGATTCTTCAAATTCTCCGTTGTCCACAATTTTCTGAATAATGCCAATCGTTCCATTGACGTAGTTTCCAGACAGATCATTGACTGTAATCATCGCTTTTGCACCGATGTTAAGAATTAAGTCCTCTCTGGCAAATGCAATATTCTTAATATCAGCAGACGTTAATTCTCCGTCAACTGCTGCATGAAACACTTTTTCGGTCTTTTTATCCAGTTTTCCGAGAAAAGTATTATTAATCCGATCAGCTTCTGCATTAGTACCAACCAAGAACGGTGCTTCCGGTATAACCTTGTCCGATTCGTTATTTTCCAGATATGCAATGGATTTTCTAATATTGTTGCCATATTTAATATCATTCAGCACATACTTAAACCCCTCATCATTCTGCCTGCATACTTCATCAAGCTTGATATATTCAAACCCCATTTCTTTCCAGTATTCAGACATGAAAGCATATCCGTGTTCGTACTTTCCACCCTTTCCGTAATCAGATCCATACATCCGGCAGAGGATTTTACGATCATCTGTCGTAATAACTGGTGGAAGCTGGTAGAAATCCCCGATTACGATCAGTTGAACGTCTTCTTTATCCTCTCCGCTCAAAAGTCTATCAACCGCTCTCTCTTCATTTTCTATAATGATCGCCTTCGCAATCATATTAAACAGGTCGAACCGGCACATGCTGATCTCGTCAATAATAAGAATATCCGCTTCCTTCAACAGTTCAGCTCTGGATTTCACTTTTTTCTTGTAATCCTCAAATTTGATTGAGATATTCAATGCATGATGCACGGTAGTCGCTCCATATCCGATATTGTCCGCAGCTATTCCGGTAGTAGCAGATACCAGAACACTTTTACCAGCTTTTTCCGCCTCATCAATAAACGTTTGGATAACCGTTGTTTTACCTGTTCCTGCATCTCCTGTAAGGAAAACATTACTGCCAGACAACATTGTGTCCAATGCGTACCGCTGTTTTTTATTAAGCTTCTCTTTTTCCATTTTTGTAACCACTCCTTATGCCTTAGTAACCAATTGTAACAATCTGAATTTTCATGCAATTTAATTTTATTTTTTAATTTGTGTAATCATTTTATTTTTGTAACCAATGTGTAACCAACTTTTCAACCACCTTGGTTACACCGCAAACCCTTATTTTATGCGGGTTTCAGAGTTATGTAACCGTGTAACCAATGTAACCAAGGTTTTCTTATAGGAGATTGCAATGTATATATGATTTTTTTATATATTTTTTTATTCCCTATACACATGCTTTTCCGCGGGTTACATGGTTACATGGTTACAAATCACGAAAACGGAACACTTGTTCCAGTATTAGCAGGTATAAAATCAGCTTCAACATGCTCATTTTCCTGTTCGTCTTCAAGATCTTTTATATCAATAATCTTTACAGCAACAAGTCTCATTACGCTTCCCCCATCTCTTTTTATTACCGTATCCCTTTTTCCCGTATGCTTAATTAATTCTCGATTAATCGCCCATGCTGAAAAGGCTTTTCTGGAGAATCCGTTGTTCCTTAGGAGATTTTCAAGAGGTTTCGGATAAAAATATACATATACATCTCCATACTCATCTGGTGTTTCCTTAAATCCCCACTGATCGCAACTGAATTGCGCATCAAAGTGCTGCCCGTACACAGAAAGACTTTCGATGATAAATTCATAGCATCTCTGTCCTTCCGATACGTCTTTCTTGCGTGTAGGTATGTCCACAACATCCTCGACTGTCAGCTCACGTCCATCCTTAAATATGAAATCTGTAGCTAATTTGTCAGCCAGTAGGAGCGTGGATATAGCCATGACCTGTTTTGCCGGAAAATTATATCCATCAAAGCCCTTTTCAATCTCAGACTTCATTTCTTTTAACTCATCCGGTGTAAATTTTTTAAGATTTCCAACAAATACTCTTCCAGCAAAACCATAATTTTTCATTACAGTGCTGTTAATCTCTGCCGGATTCTCGTAAATATCCTCGCAACACTCAATTTCAACAATTCTGTTGATTGCTCCACCGGAATCTGCAAATTCTGAAATAGGATTCTCGCCGTTGCAAATGGTTACATTACTCCATGTATTCTCCTTAGCTGCTCCGAGGTCCTTATTTGATCTTCCTTTCCCTTTACCGGAACAGAGATTGTAAATCAATGTTTCGTAGTTGTCCCGAATATATTGAGAAGCGTTCTTGGAGTCATCGAGGATCATCGGAAAGTTATTAAGCATGTCTGCCCTTGTCTCCAATGACGTATCTGTTGACCGGAAATTCCCAACGTAGGATCCTGGAGACGGGTTTCCCCAGATAGATGCAGCTATGTTGATCGTTACTGTCTTGCCGCCGCCTGTCTGTCCATAGAAGTCTACGATGAACGGCAATGCATCAAGCGGTTGTACAAGCACACTTGCAAAAGATGCTGCCAGTGCTATTCGTGGTTCTAATCGTCCGCACGATCGTAACTGTTTAGCCAGAGTCACCCACTTGAAGTAGTCTCCACTTTCCTGTATACTCTGGAATAGTGTTTTAAAGCGGTATTCGCCGTCAAAGACGATTGAAAGGTCGTAAGGTACAAATACATTGCCATGCCACCCTAACTTGCTCGTAGAGTGCTGTATGTCGATCATATCGGCATTGTACATTTCAACGTCCGCCAGATACTTCACAAGAAGCCTTGCATTCTCCGAGTTGACCTGCACACCGAACCTTGCAAGATTAGTTATCGCCCTGGAAGTCACAATGTCGATTTTTGGAACAGTTATTTCTGTCCAGCATCCATCTCTTTTAAAAGCCACTGTGATCTGTTCTTCGCCTGTTTCAATATTTTTCAGTCGACGTATCGGCATGATTGGATGGTGACATACAAGTTCTCTCGCCTTGGATGTTTCAGAAGAAAATATTCCGTTTTCTGTAGCTATCCAGCTTCCGCAAGCCATGTTAGGATATTCTTTTCCAATATCATCCTCATAAAAATTTGTAATATTTTCTACAGTTTGCAAAGAACGATTTGCTTTTTCTTCCTTTTCTTTGTCCTGTTCTGCTTTCTGGAATTCTTTTATGAATTCCTCGGCTATGCTTTTTACTCTTAAGCTCTTCGCTCTGTCCATTAACTTAAATTTAGCTTCCGAACGGTCAATTTTATTTTTTATTGAAAAAAGTTCTTCATATAACTGTTTCTGCATAAAATCGTTTGCTTGCAAATTTTCAATATTTTCAAGAATGCTTCTCACCTCCTGCCTTAGCTGACAATATTTCATATCTGCTTTTTTCTTTTTCAAGGTTGAACTGGCACATATACCACTCTTCTGAACCAGGAGGGAAGGTTTTTAGCGCTGTTTCGTACATAAGTATGTTCTTTTCTACCTGCTCAATCTCATTAGGATCCTGAGTGGGATTACATTTTTTTGATTTGATGTCTCGCACTTCATGTCTAATCTGGTTGCGGCTTTTACCTTTTTTTGATACATAAGTACCGCCCAGCTCAATAAATGCAGTGCTAAAAGGAACGGATTCATATTGCATCACGAAATCAAACACATCACCGCCGATTCCGCAGCCAAAACAGTAAAAGGAATCATCGTAAATCTTACATGACGCTGACTTTTCCTTGTGAAAAGGGCAACATATGAAGCCTGCCCTGTTCGGCTTTAGTCCATACTTGGAAAGGATCTCAGGCATTTTTACTGACTCTTTGATTTCTTCTTTTGTCATGACAGCAACTCCATGATTCGCCGTCCGGTCTCTTCTTTTGTACAGAATTCAAATCGGACGCTGTATTTATCTCTGATCGTGCAAAGAGATTTATATAATTGACAGCCGTCAACAGCTTTATCGGATATTACAGTTTTTACTTTTTTGCCGTTTACAGTTCTCCAGATAACTTTATGTTTTCGGGGATTCTCCCAAAAATACACATCACCAACAGATTTAATATCTGGACCATGCTCACATAGGATAATTAACTGTATACCTGCTTCACGCGCCCTAATCAGCTCCGCTTTAAATCTTTCATGCTGCTGGCAGACATTATTTACAAGCTCTTGTAAATCCTTTTTGCGGTCAATACAGAGCTTTGCATTATCCAGCGACTGATAATCTCCGCAATATAGTTTGGAGCGAAAATACTGTACTCCAAGTCCGTCAAACTGATTCTGAATCCGTTCCCATTCCTTTTTGTGTTCACGTGTATCACATTGTACGACCAATCAGATCACATCCTTCTGGTATTTGTATTTTCCAAAGAATTCACTATACTGTTTTATAATCTCCCAACGATTTTCGTAACGATTCCACTTACTATTCTCTCCTACTCCTATTTGCGTTTTTCCGATGGTTGAACAGGAAGGGATTATTAATACCTTTCGACATGTTTCATTATCATTCAAACAATATAAAAGGAAGATGTCGCAAGTCGGATTTTTCTTTTCAAGGTTGAATGTAAATGCCTTTGAATTGCAATTGTTTGTAAATTCCTTAGATGCTTTTACGTCTATTTTTACACTGTTATCAGTAAGCAAATCATAAGGGTGCCTTGAGCTTGTTTGTACACTATTCAATCCGACATTCTCGTAAATATCTGAAATTGCTTTTATTTCATATTTGTTTCCAAAAGTTGTATCAGAATATTTAAGAGGCAGTCCAAGTTTTTCAGCCCAATATACAGTCCCTTTATGCTTTGCAATCTTGCAAGCAAGGCTTTTGTTTCCAAAAACTTCTATCATTTCGGAATGAGTTGGAAAATGATCTAAATTCAATTTCTCAACAACTATCATGATATTTTCTTTGATAAGATCGTCGTTCCATGGTATTCCATGTGTATATCCCATTAACTCACCTCTATATTAATTGAACGGAAGGACATCATCTGCTACGCTGTCTGGAATACTCATAAAGTCCGTACCTGCCGGATTCGCTCCCATGATAGCTTCTTCTTTCAGATGATCGTCATACGCTTTTGTGGTACGCTCTTCTGGAATATCTGCATCTTTGATCCCTTCCAGGCTGCGGAACCATGCAAGCTTGTGGCGTTTCACTTCTTTATTGTCGTACCAGTCTTTCTCCAGACGGAAGATGCCGCCGATCAGTTTTCCCTTAAACTGCTGTCCGAAGTTGTCACCCCACTTAACAGCAAAGCCCGGATTTGACTTTTCTACGCATGTGATAAATGTTTTAAGGTTGCGGACACCATAATCTACACTCTCGTCAATGACCATGTAGTTTGTGCCTGCATTCGGGTATTTCTTGTCTGGACGAATATCGTTCTCAAACTGCTTCATAAAGTAACCCGCCTGTTCGTCTCCTTCTGCGAAATCAAACAAGATAACAAGCATATCAAGTCCACCCTGGGATTTTTTCTCTGATACCTGCTTAATAACCATCTTGTGTCCGCCAAGAGCAATCGGTTCAAATTCTCCTGCTGCCTGTGTTGTGTCATAGCTATTTGGTTTCTGCATTATTGTTTTCTCCTTTTCCTAATTCGTAATAGTCTCTAATGATCTTGTCTACTTCTGCGAGATCATTATCAATAGTTAAACTGTCAAACATTCCGATCGGAGACTTACTTACTGCTCCCTGGCTGGACTGAGTGACAAATAAGTGTTTTCCGCTTTCTTCAATACAGCGAAGAACGATGGTAAAAAGACCTTCCAAACAAATTTTTTCATCAAGTAGCTTTCCTATGGTCTTTGGTTTCACATCTCCAGAATCATCCTTTTCTTCGTGCATCATCATATATACGATCTTGTCCTGCGGTACTTTCGTGACGATAAACTGGATAAGATTCCAGAAATAGTCTCCAATATCATTGTACAGAGCAAACACTGCATTGCCTTTTCCGGCAGAAGCATGCCCTCTCATAAAGTGATTAGTGATAAGATAGCCTGCATCATCAATAACAATTGACTCTGCTTTTGATGCGATCAGGCACTTCATTACCTGCTGGTAATCATCCGTAAACCATCCGTCAATCTTTCCTTTAAACGGAAGTGGTTTATTCAATACTCTAATAAGGTTCCAGTCAGAATTCTGGCAGTTTCTCAAACTGGTACTCTTGCCAGAACCAGATTTTCCAATAATTAATACTGGTGTTGCCATTGCTATTCCTCCTTGTCATAAACCACATGCTTGCTGCCCTCAACGATCAGCAAACTTGCAATATCTTTCATTGATATGGTTGATTCGTTATAAATCTCAACCAGTGCGTTGTACGCTTCCGGCGAAACTTTCACGACAGGGTTATCCTTATCGGTTGCCGGCTGCTTCTTCCTTGCCGGAATACGGATTTCAAATTCACTCACTAATACTTTCCTCCTTATATGATTTCTGAGCCGTTAAAAGCCCATTTAAGGCTTGTACGTAGCTTGCCAATGTTCTTGCCTTATATGATTCCTCTATCGGATTATCCGGCACAATAGCAAGCTGGGTGTCGATTAATCTAACAATCTCATTAATGCGCTCTTCCATGTTTACACCGCCTTAAAAAAGCAATACACATTGTCAGAACCATCCCCTCTCACCGGATTTTTTTCACCATTCGAAAATACTCCGCCGGCACAGTGATACTCGAGATGATTCAGATACATGTCCGGGTTTTCCCAATCAAGAATGTACGCTTTCCGCCTGTTCAGCTCCCCCAGAAGCTCGTTCGCCGTTGTTATCAGTTCCATTGTCGGCAGGAGCTTCAACTCCATCTGATTCAACATTTAGCGTACACCTCCCATCTATTAAGAGTCTAAGAAGATGTGCTTTTGCAAGCTTGCACTGCTCGGCTGATTCCTCTTTAAGCAATTCATTATCAAAATAGATTGTATAAATGCCATCCATTTCCTTTCTAGGCTCCCACTTTGAATTCATAATGCAGATAATGCAAGCATGTACATGCGAAGTGATGTCAAACGAAACAAAATAATCTGTTTCATTCGAAACTCTCCATGCTAACTCAAAAAGCTCTTTAATTTCTTTTTCAAACATTTCCGCTCTCCTTTCTTAAAGTAGTGCTAAATACGTAAACAGTGCAAACACAATACCTGCCAGGATCTGCTGCAAGTTCTTCTCCCACATCCACACCGGGAGAAAAGTAAGCAGAACCCCGATAATCGCACTGACTACGATATCCTTTCTATTTTGTCTAGGTGATTTCATTCTTTTCCCTCCAAAAAGAAAAAGATTACAGACTGTAAGCAATATACCAAAAGATATTAGTAATGATTAACAGCGCGGCAGTCAAAAGCCATGCACTGAACCACTTCTTAGTCTCTCTCTTTGCTTTTTTCACGATTTCGGTAGCCAGCATTGTTTCCAAATCGTTCCATGTAATCTTTTCATTTGTTACATTTTTTTTGTTTTCCATATTATTTTCCTCTCGCTTAATATTGACTTTTTAGCGGATAGAGGATTATAATTTACCTGTATCCACTAAGTCTTGGTTAGTGAGTACACTGCTCCGGGGTGGAGGTTGCGACTCCCTCCGGGGCGCTTATGCCAAATTTGCTTCTTTTCTTCTGTAGTAGTCCAAGATAATTCTTGAACATTCACCGACAATCCTTTGATTGTCTTCCGGCGTATTGTCTTTGCAGTAATCATCATGTATTCTGATTACCCCAGACCCTTTTTTGATTGTTTTGATTACTGCCATCAGTAAACCTCCTTTTTATGCATTCACTATGTTAAGATATGCTGTTTTCCACATTTCTGTTTCTAATTAGAATCTGCTTATTCACGAGTATATGGAATCTCGTTAAAATCCCGACCTTTTTCATATTTGAAAATACTTCCAATCTCGCATTGGTTATATACTTCCTCAGTTACATAATAAGTAGCTGTGTCATATTCTTTTTCTTCCTCATTGTAATCACGAATATCTATTTCATAAGAATCCGAATAGTAATACACATAAGGTATTACAGTTGTATATGACATCTTTCCATCAGTATGAACTGTAGAGATTAGAACTGTTTCTGTATGCGCAGGAATAAATTCTTTATTGTAAATTTCTCCCTCTTTCAGCTTC